CTATAGTATAGAAAATCTCAAACAGGTCAGCGGCAGTAATTGATGTGGCTCCTGCCATAACAACATCACTGACCCCTGCGGCGGCATCTGTAATACCAAGATAGTCGGTAGAACCACCGCCCCCAAGTATTCCAATTTCTTCATCTCTTCCTGCGGCTTCTTGGAATATCTGCGTGAGCATGGAAGGAAGGTTAATTGCACTATCGTCCAAAAGTTCTCTAGTGACTTTTATCAATCCTCCGCTCTTCTTTATCGAGAAAGCTACCTGACCAACGGTTGGTGTCTGGTCAGAGAATGCCGCCTCTTCTGCAATTGCTCCCCATGTGGCATTGGCAAGGGTTGGAATATATCCATCCTTACTTGCTACACGAATAGTTGTGCAGTTGGAGCGTATAGCCCCTGATGGAAGTCCTGTGTCGTGAATGACAGTATTTATGAATTCCTCTGGGACAAAATACCCACCTTCATTGTCAGTGCCTTCCTCCATGGCTTTTTTCTCATCTGGAGTCAACGCCATTTGAAAGACTGCATCATTTGCGGACTGCATATACTTAATGAATACATCCTGATAGAAAACAGCTTCCTCTTTTTCCCGAACTCCCATTTTCTCCTGTACCCACATTGGCTGTGCGGCGGCAGGGAGTCCCTTAACCCAATCGGAAGGTTTGTAACTGGCTCTCAGTTCTGCTCCACCTTCATCAAGGTTGTGCAAGGCAACATCAACTGATGCTACTGGAACAGTATTCATAGGCTTATTTAATTCACCCTTCATTATTTCCAGTTTCTCTTGTGCCTCATCTTTTGCATCAGCATCTTCGATGGCCTTTTTATGCTCATCCATCTTTGCGTTTGCCTCTTCTACATTCCCCTCTTTAAGTGCCTCTTCTGCCTTCTCAAGCAGAAATGAAGCATGACTTCTAATCTCTGTGGTATTCACAGCGTACCTCCTAGTACCTCGGTTTTTTCTTCTTCTTGCTCTTTAATCTGAGCAATTCAATTTGTGCCTGAAGTAGTTCTGTGTCAGAGGCATCAGTCTCTTGGACTTCTGTGTCTGAGGCAATTGCTTCAAGTTCATCACCATTATTAGCGTCTTCAGATTTTGCGGATATGGTGGCTGTTTGAGGACTAGCACCCCTGATGACGGTGCTAACTTCAACCCAATCTAATTCTTTAATCCGTCGTGTTTTTGCTTTACCTTTACCGTCATATGTAATGCCATCTTCTGGAACATTAAAACCTACAGACCATTCCCTGACAAAGTTACCTTTGACATTACTAAAAGCCTCTCTGCCTCCCTGCGTTTCCATGTTCATCTGCATAAGCGTGTACAACTTATATTCATCATCTGTTATGTGAACAGGTCTTGCCGTCAGAACTTTCCCAACTACTGTGTGTTGGTCATGTCCTGCCAGTACAGGAATTGGTAAGTTTTTGGCGATGGAGCCATTAAAAGCAATTGGGTCGATTACATCCCCATCCTTATCAATAACTCCCATCGTATTGGTGAATGCCTCAACCATGCCCTGTTCACCTTCAAGGGCTTTAGCCTCTGCAACCTCTATACTTTTGTGAATCATACTGTTACTCCTTCAGGCTGATAACTTCTTGGCATTGGAACCCATGACAATGTGCCGTTTGGATGGTCGATTATGTCAAAAGCATCCTCTACTCTGTAAACTTGGCCATTCCTTTCTGCACAACTTCTGTTATATGGGTCTCCGACGGCAGGAGCCGTATCGTAAGGACTGCCGTCAATGTCATAGGCCCTTACATAAGCAAATCCCTGTCGCTTAAATAAATTAGTACTTGTTAAATTTTGGCTCCGCATAATTTCTGTTCTTGCAACTAATTTTGACCTGATTTCAGATTCTTGCAAAACACTCCGCAATCCGGGAAATTTCTCATCTGGAACTCCCCTTGCTAACTGGTCAATGGAATAGCCTCTTTCAAATGCTATATCCAATGCTTTTTGAACTCTCTTTTTAGTTGTTGAATGAATCAATGTTGCCCTTGCAGGGGCAGATGTTAAAACTTCAGCCACAACAGGAGAGGCTTCTGCCCATGTCACTTCCCCTGCTACTCCACTTGAGTTAATTATTCCGTAAGTTGATTTCGATACTTCTACATACATTCGATAAATTAGTTCGCTAAGATTACCCACCTCACTATTGGGAACCAAATCAGACATATCAAAAGGAAAGGCTCCTTGTTTTGTTATCTCTGTTTCCCTTTCCAAGTGCCGTCCCACCACACCATCCATACGATTCCGAATGCCTCTAAAATACTTAGCAATAGACGGCTCATATTTTTCTGCCAATCTATCTCTTTCTTTGTTTAAGTTATCCCCCATTTTTCTACCCCTTGGAGCAACAGGGTCAACTGCTTTAGCTGATAGAGCATTAAAGCCTGTCGGTAATAACATATCTAAACTTGGAGTTACTGATTCCACCATGTTGGCAGGCAATCTTCTAACTTCACCTTCAGCCAAAGCCTCTTGCCCAACCAGTTGCCTAGCCTCATTCAATGTGATGATACCGGCACCGAAAAGGTCTGTTGCTCTTTTGTTATCGGTTTCCTTATCATCCATGAAGGCTCGCATCTCAGCGAAATCAACAGCAACGGTTTCGCCCATCTCGTAACCCACACAGTAATTGAGGAATCTAATGATTTTGTTAATTAGTGGTTCTAGCGTTTCCGAATGAAAAGATAATCGGGCTTCCTTATAGTTAGAGAAGGTAGACCTCAGTAAACCTACATTTGCAGAAATGAGAATTGGTGGAACTCCAAGTACTGAACAGATGCGAGATTCTGTGTGATTATGTAAATCAGTTAGAGCCATCTCAGAAGGAGCGGAGGCCATCTGCTGATACTCTGCATCGTCATCTAAAACAGCAACAGAATGGAAGTTGTTTTTACCACCAAAACTGGAACGCCACCGTGCCCTGATTCTAGTAGCTTCTTCCTGAGATGTAAGCCTTCTTTTAACTTTCAATAATCCCGATGGAACACCGGCATTCTGAAAGAATACTTTGGCAAAGTCAGTCATGGCTAAGTCCAAATTTATTGTCTTAGCTAAAACGTGTAATGGAGACAGGCCGTACAAATCTCCACTTGGATTTGGAAAACTCATATGACCAACATCATCAGGCTCAAGAAAATACTCTCGCCCATCTATCTCATATGAGTAACCCTTAACACCTTCACCTGAAGGCATGATAGAAACCCTGTCAGGACGTAATAGGTAAAGGGCTGTAATCTTGTTGCCCCTTGAGCGTTCTTTTAAAACGTAGACATTACCTGATACATAAAGATAAGTAACCAGACGTTCAATCCAATGGTAAAAATCTTGATTCTCATTGGGGAACATTATCAACTGACTGAGCGGAGTACCTGTGGATTCAACCATTCCTTCAGCAGTTTCTTGTTCAACAAAATAACGAGCGGTTGCCGCTCCTGTTGAAAGTTCTCTGATACAAGAATTAACTATGGAGTTTCGGGAATAACCTTCCTTCGCATAGTTACTGTAATTATCCTCTGGATACATTACAGAGGATAAATCGTTTACTAATGGAACAGAAGTTGAGACATCATAATCAACTTCTTTATCAAAAAACGGAAACCATTTTGGCATAGTCCCTCTAACCTTGAGGGTACATGGTTCGACCACATGATTAACAGAAGGAATTTACACTATCTTTTACAAAAGTTCAATGGTGGGACAGGGAATGTGTCTAAGTGGGAGGAGTCCACAAATCTTTTCAGATTAGGGTCAAATGAACTTCAGTAATGTAACCGTCACACACGCAAGCGATGGAGTACAACTTTTAGCTTAGACATCGGCAAAGAGAACGAGGAGTATCCTTACCGTGTCCCACCAATCTTATGATAGCACTTCATTGCGTGTCTTGCATCTTCCGCACACAATGACAGTACCCTTTCCTGCTTTTTCGGCAAGTAGTTTTCCACAGTCTGAGCATCTCAGTTCCTTATGCTCTATGACCATACTCATTTTCCTGTCCTGATTATTGGTGTATCAGGAAACCTTTTATTATATTGATTAATTAACTGAGCCACCCTTGACGCACTAACGTCAACGTGAGTGGATATTTCAGCCAATGTGATTTTTGGATTTCCAATACACAGGTTATTTATAACCTCATATCTTTCGTCTAATTTTCGTAAATCGTCTGCATCAAATTGTCCATAGGGACGGTGAATATAATAAGAAGGTATACTGCTACCCAAGGACACCTGACCATAAAATTGGTTCTTCACCATACCCCTGCTCCGGCCACATTGCCTTGTGCATGAACCGCTAAACCAAGAGCCATAACGCAGTCATCGTGTAAGCCGTCCGGTGCTGTATACCGGACTCCAGTTCTTGTGTACTCATAACCAAAAACAAGTAATTCGTTGGGAATCTCTCCCTCCGGATACTCTATTTGTTTTGTCTGAATTGCAATTGCTAAACCTTCCATTAATTTCTGCTTTGATGACGATGAAAAATTAAATCCTTGAACATTTGGTACTAACCTCTGCAACCTTTCAACAACAGGGTCTCCAACTCCGGTACTATCGACAACCGCAGATGTATAACCAATAAGACGTTCAAGCCTAAAACAAGTCTCTTCCCAAGGGGACTGGAACCGCTCAAAGGCACAGACTGAACCGTCTTCATCCAAACCTATAGCAACCGTCCAGTCAACGCTCTTTGCAAGGTCTACCCCAAACACTACCGGAGGTTTTGTGGAGAGTTCCGCAACACACTCTTCAATAGCTGTCTGCCCAAATGGGTTGCCTCCATCATCACTAGGCTCTGCAAGATACAGTTCTTTAAAGACAGCTTCTGGAAGTTGTCGTCTTGCGTCTTCAACTTCCTTCATATCAAGAACACCGGCATCAACCGCATCAAATGCAGTTAATTTTGCATAGTGCCAATCCGGTTCTCCACTCTCTGCAATTCTTGATAATCTATATGCCCAATTCCTACGACCTTTCACGTTTCCAATAATTCGGATTGGGCCTCTAGTTGCTGTTAAAGTTGACCGGACAGCGTGCCATGATTCTTCTCTTACTCTGGTTGCCTCATCTATCACAGCCGCATACACATCCTCACCATAAAGATTGTCAGATTTCTCAGCAGACCGAAAACTGATGACAGCCTGATTTGGAAGGGTTATGGTTAACTCAGATTCGTTACTTGAATAAACATATTGTGGTAGCCCTCTTTTTAATCGGCGAAACGCCATTCTTGCTTGTGGATAAACCGGAGCCAACCACCAATAAGCCTGACCGCTCCGACCTTTAATAGCTTCCTCTATAAGCCAACTTAAACAGGCTACTGTCTTGCCGCATTTTGTAGAACCTTCAATGATGCCGTATCTAGTGGCTGAAAATATCGCCTGCTCCTGCTTCGGATATAGGCGTGGTCTCTGGTAGGTCATTTGAGGGGTCTGAGTCGTCATAAGTCTCAATCCTAAAGGTTACTGGAGTTTGATTCATAAACACCGAATTCTGATTCAGAGTAAACAAAGGCTTATCAGGAATAACACCACATATGACATTTATTTCCTTCATGATTCTTAGAACTAAATCTGTGGCCCGACTGTCACCGGTCATAGCATTTTGCCAATGCCGTAATAGTAACTGATTATATCTTTCCATTTGCACAGACCGAACTTCATCAGCCAAACCTTCATGGGCTTTTGCAAGGTCTCCCAATACTTTCTTTTTATCTCGGTGGACAAGGCTTCTCGCAACTCCCTCTTGCTCCGCAATTTGCCTTTCGCTTGCTCCGGCAAGAGTGGCTTGAAGGATACGGTATCTCCGCATAGTTGCCACTTCTCTTGAGCCATTGGAATGGTTTTTATTCGCCATGTATTCTCTTAAATCCCTCAAGGCTTTTTAACTGTCCAGCGATATCATCTTCAGACTGCAAGCCGTCAATGACCGTAATATATTTACGCCATCTTCTAACCAGTTTATTAACCTTGGTTATTCGCCCTGCTCTCCATGATGGAGACTGCTTGGAACGCCTCTGGAAACAACGCCTTTCTGCAACATCTGGAGGGGTATCAATCAGGACAATATTTAAGTTCCACCCTCCATAAAAACAGCCCTTAAAAAAATTATTATTTGCTAATCTATCACCCTCTCCAAGAATAGTGTTGTGTCTGGTTGTAGGGTCTTTTATAAAGCTAAGCACCTTTGGCATGACGGAGTAAGGCATCGCATCAGTACCAGAAAATTCTTCCCTATCTTTTCCGAGGACAATAAGTTCTTTTGTCCGATGCCATGTAAAAGGAAAAGGTTGTACGATATCTTCACCGTCCTCAACACCCTTCAGAGCGTTGCTCATAGCGGTTGATTTACCACTTGCCGGTATACCAATAAGATACGTTAGATTCCTCATGCAGTAATTCTTTTCTTAGCATATTCATTCTCAAAACAACTCCAATCTCTTTCCATCATGATTACTTCACCGGTCAAACGATAGTGGTTCTGTTTGAGCGGTTTGCATCCAACATCCATCGGGTTATCTTCTATCCTGAGATTTGATGGAAGCATTTCC